TGTAACATCACATTGATATTCTGGTCCGTATGCCAGAACACGAGCCGCTACCATAATAGCGTTTTTATCACCCAATATCAAATCCTCACATTTAACACCTTCTGTTAGAATTAGAGCATCAAGAAGTTTATCTATTACAACGCCCTTTTTAATAAGATTCTGTGATGTAAGTATATCTTCTTCTCTCGCCGTCATATACTTTAATTCAATTTTTCCTGATGATAATGGACTATCTTTACCATATACTTTACCTTTACTTGGTAAATCAATTACTTCACTATGATACTGTTGTTCTGCCATTTTATACCTCCATACTTCGGTTAAACCATCCGAAGTAAAATTTATCTTGTTCTGGTTTACTTGTTACTAAATCTGAATAATACTTAACTCTATAAGCTCTAACTCTTTCTACTTCAACACCTTTCATAGCTTTTATAGTTGCTGGACCCATTCCTCCATCTACCTTTAGATTTCTACCTTTACTATTGGCCGCTCTTTGTAGAATTTTGACTGCTGTTCCTCTACCTTGATTAACACACATATCGAAGAATATATGCCATAGTTCTTCTGGTAGTTCTTCAACGCGATTCTTGTCCCAATAGTCTTTTTTGTATATGTCTTTAGCTTGTTCTCGTGTTAAGTTCTTTATATCGACATCAGGGTAGAACCTTTTTGTGATACCGAAGTTTGTTTCACCACCTAAATCAGTTGGGTCATTAACATAACCACCTTCGTGTTCTAATACGGTTTCTATTATTTCATTGAATTTCATATTGATAACCTTGTTGTTTCTTTTGAATAACTTACATAACATTTCATATATAAATATATACAAAATGAAAAAAACCCTCAACTTTTGTTAAGGGTTTGTTCAATGTATTTATTATGTCTATACTAAAATTGTAAAACTGCATAATCATAGCGAAGTGTGAGAGTAATCTCAGCAGGGTCACTTGCCGCAAAGTCAAAATCACCAAAAGTAGCATCTTGAATCCAACACCCTTTAAGTGTCCATTCTTCAACTACATCACCCACAGGACCAAGAACATTGAATGTTACTTCTTTCTTATAGAAATCAGAATATCCATCTCTACCCGTTACTGATTCGTGTGATAATCTAACCCATTCCATAGCTGCTTGTGCCGCTGACGGTACGATTGGGTCATACATAGTAACTTGTAATGCTTGCCATTTACCCTTACCTTTAACATATCGTGTTACATTCATATGTTCTAATTCTACTTCATCGAATGTAATTTGAGGTCTATTCGCAGTTTTAATCATATACGCTGGAATACCTTCTATGTTCATTATAAACCTATTCTTTAACTTTGGTTCAAAGGGGGTAAACATTATATCTTGTGCTTCTAACATCTCTGCCATTATAATTCTCCTAAAAAAGATTATTTAATTTCATATATAAATATCAAATAAAAGAAAAAAATAAGAAATATATTATACTAAATTGGCGGGGGTGTCAGGAATCGAACCCGAATAACCTGGCTATGGACACCAAGCATATGGTTTTGAAGACCATTACCGTTCCTAACGGCTAAGCACCCCCGTATTAAACCTCATTGATAAATTTCCAAATAGCAGCGAGATGTAATTCTATATCACCATCAGTTAAGTTTTCACAATGTTTCTGAATTAATTTTTTTCTGTAATCAATTTGTTTTTGTGTTTTAGCAGTATCTATATAATAACCATTTTGTAAAGAGTATTCGTTAATATCTTTAATACCAACTCGTTTCGATAATTCTTTTACTAATATTTTTATACTCTCTATCATATTCATAACCTCTTATATATATAAATATACGAAAAACAGAAAACCACCAAAAAAGTTTGATGGTTCTCCGATTTTTTTATTATTTATTCTCTTATTCAGGGAATGTAGCTCCTGTTGGTTGGACTGTGAAGTCTAATACAATAAATTCAGCTGTACGAGTCGGTTGAACAAATATTTGACCATATAAGACATTTCTATCTACAACATCAGGTGTATTATTTGTTTCATCCATAACAACTCTGAATGCCGTTAAACCACTATTAGACTGAACTTGTTCCAAGAATGGATTCACAATATTCATGAATCGTCTTCGTGTAGACGCGTTATTCTGTTCAAATACTAAGAATCGTGATGAACTAGCGATAAACTTTTTAAGTTTAATCAATAGTCGTCTTACATTCACCCTGTCCAATGCTGATGCTTTCTTCTGTAAAGTCTTTTGACCCCACACCGTTACACCCTGTACAGGAAATGTAGCGATTGGATTAACATTACTATCGTATAAAGTATCTCTATTAGAATGAGTTAATTTTCGTTCAGCTTGGATTACTGTATCTAATGTTCCTCTACCTAATCCAGCTGGTGCAAACCAGGGATGAGAAACTTTATCGTTGAATGCATACATACCAGAAACAACGACTGATGGTGGTACCCAGACACTCTTTCCAAGTTGATTGTCTGAAATTTGAACCCATGGCCAATATACGGCCGCGTAGTTTGAATCTCGTGTTTCAGCTTCTGTTTTAGCTGCACTAATACTACTACCGTGTCCTACTGGGTCAATTAATACAAAACAATCACCTCTATCTTCACATACATCAATAGCTTTTGATATTACTGAATTATGTGTATCATCTAATACTCCAGGTAACATCAATAAGTTAAAGTCATATTCATCTTGATTATTTAATAGACTTAAAGCGTCTAAATATGATGTTTCACCTGATTGTCCTGTTGTAAGATTTAATCCTTGTGTGTTAGCTAATGTGATGTTTTCATTAAAATTCTTCCCATGTTGAACATCACCATCAGAACCACCACTAAATGAACCACCAGATGAACCACTTCCTACTGTTGGTAGTGATGCTGAGTAGGCTGGAGTTCTAACAGCTCCATTTTCATCTAAATAGTCATCTGTAAATTTCAACGGTTCAACTCTTACATATTTTGATTTATTTGGATATGAACCATTTGATTTTAAGTATGGGTCAGCTGTTCCACTCCCTTGAATACTAAGATAAGAATCACCAACCATCTTAGAAATATAATTGTTAGAATTTGGATCTAATGAAACATTATTCCAAGTTTCCAATATTTGTTTTCTTTTGTTTGAATCGTTACCTTGTCTAACAAGAAGTGTAAATGTACCCTTACTGGTATTTACACTACCAATTTCAAATCTTAAATTATTCCGTGAACCAGATACTAATATAGAATTTGTACCTATTGGGCCAACACTATTTAATATATCACCATCTGCGAGTGTGTGTAATTTTAATGGTTCTAAAAATACAGCTGAGTTATATTCTTCACCACCCTGTAATTGAGTTTGAGATGTAAATGCTGTTCCGTCACCATCTAAATCTAATGTTCCACTTATAGTCGATCCCCCGAATAAACTTGGTCCATCAAGTCCATGCATTCTACCGGCTTTACTAGACGACAATCCAACTAATGCCGCGGCTGAACTCGCCGTTATAGATAAACTATGTAAAGATGAACTATTATTTATTACATCTCTAAATTGACCCGCTAATAAAGTGGGAGTTGCTGATGAGGAAACAACATAAATATTAGTAGAAGAATTAGTATACGAAGCACCGCTTCCAGTATAAATAAAATTTACACCACCGATACTCATTGATTCCGGAGAACCTTCCCCATATTCACCGGCCGCTATTGTAAAACTACCAGTAGCCTTTACACCACCACCCACAACAGCTGGGTTGATTGATGATGAAATTGTTGCTGACGCACCGCTATAACCACCGGCCAGCACTCTAACAACTGTTAGTTTATCAGCGTTTTTTAGATATTCTTTTGCTGTATGGGAAGTTAAATATTGATAATAATTAGAACCACTTACAAATGCATCACCGAATCTAGCTTGATATTCAGAATATGATGATACAACTGTTGGAACTAATGCTGGGCCTTTTACTGTCGGTCCTATTACTACCGCCCCAATATCAGCGATTGCCGAAGGTAAAAATGTTTGGTCTATTTCACTTGTAAATACACCAGGGCTTATAATTTTTTCTGCCATTAAAATTCTCCAATAATAAGAGGGTCAAATTAATGACCCTCATTATTTATTTTATATTACTCTGGGAATGTAGCTCCAGTTGGTTGAACTGTGAAATCAAGAACAATAAACTCAGCAGTTCTTGTGGGTTGAACAAATATTTGTCCGTATAAGATATTTCTATCTACAACATCTGGAGTATTATTTGATTCGTCCATTACAACACGAAATGCCGTTAGTCCTGAATTAGATTGAACTTGTTCCAAGAACGGATTAACGATGTTCAAGAATCTTCGTCTTGTACTTGCGTTATTCTGTTCAAATACAAGGAATCTTGAACTTGATGCAATGAATTTCTTCACTTTAATCAATAGTCGTCTTACATTCACCCTGTCCAATGCTGATGCTTTCTTCTGTAAAGTCTTTTGACCCCACACAGTAACACCTTGTCCTGGGAATGTTGCAATTGGATTAATATGAGCATCATATAATGTATCGCGATTAGAATGTGTTAGTTTTCGTTCTGCTTGAATAGCTACATCAATTCCACCGCGATTTAAACCTGCTGGGGCGAACCATGGGTGAGCAACCGTATCATTAAATGAGTATATTCCACCCATAACAACTGAGGGTGGGACCCATACGTTCTTACCGAGTTGGTTATCAGGTATTTGAACCCAAGGCCAATACATAGCTGCGTAATTTGAATCATAGTCTTTCGCTTCATCAGTAGCATTTGTAATAGTTTTACCATGTGCTACTGGGTCAGCAATAACGAAACAATCACCTCTATCTTCACAGACAGTTATTGCTTT